GGAAGCCTTCATGCTTAAGCTCTGATAGCAACTCGGGGGGACTAACACGATGAAAACTAATGCTGGGTTCGGGCGCGTAGCCGTGCATGGCGATCATTTCCTTTTCCCGGCGATCAAACTCGATCTTAAGAGCATAGTGTTTTTGATTTCCAGTTCTTGGACAAATACCATTCTTAGTACCACGAATCCCCATGCTTTTCATCTCCTTAAGTATGACAAACTTGGCATAAGTAGGCGAAGTCTCGAACAACTGTAGCTGCTCTTCGTCCAGCCATGAAATAGCACACAGATCTTTCATATCAAGATGCTCACCATCAAGGCGCTCAGAAGGATAAAAAACAATTTCACGAATAAAGTCCCTAGAAGGTGTAATGATAAAAGTCTCTTTGTGCTTCATGCCGGAATGAACGTTGAACCAATCAACGACTCTATAGACTTCATTTGCCTCCACTATGGGCGGCATGCCTTCTACTCCGTAGTCATCAAACACCCACAACTCTTTATACTTGACTCTTGATACTCTTGAGCGATTACTAGTTGTAACTACCAGTGTATTCTCTTCGCCTCTGCGAAGCGTCTGTACGTTGTCCGCAAATGGAATCTGCCCGCCCATAGATAACAGCATATATAGGTGATTCCACAACTCTACTTGATTCGTGGTTTTGCCCTTGCCGAAACCATGCGCCGAATAATCAACTTCGCTCTTGAAATCATCGAATATTTTGGGCATAGATCCACCATACCCAATAACGGGGGCGCCGGTGTAAAACGCATAGATGAAGGCACTCAAACTGTACCCTATAACTACGTTATCCCATTGGTATACATGTTCTTTCATACATCCATGAGTGAGGCAAGAACGTAGTTTTCCAAAACCAGAGAATATTTCTGTTCATGGAATTCTAGATTCTTAACCATATGTCGTTCGACCGCAATCGTATCGCCATTTTTAAGAGCCAGACTACAATCGCTAGCTTGCGCAACAACACGATAATAATCATAGTCCTTTGCCGGGGCTTTGTAGTCGTCGGGCAGCACGAAGCCTTTTTCTTCTTCTTTTGCGGTGCCCAACTCTTCAATTTGGATATAACGGTTTTTTGGTGTGAGAATCACATTTCCTCCTAAATGGTGCATGTGTCGTTGGTACAGAACTTTGTGCCAACGCCTGCAGTTTCTGTTTTAATACGTTCAATCGGTGTAATCTTCTTGTTCATTTCTTTATATTGTTTCTCCGTGATCGATTCATAGGGAGCTTGCTTGTACCCTGTCTCCTTGTAAGCCAAAAAGGATACTGCCTTTAGCCTTGTCTCGTACATTTCCAACGCGCCCTTGAGGCTCCCTGCTTCGTGCGGCTGAAAGGTTACTGTTACAGATACAGAGTTGTCAGCCCAAAAGTGTTGATACTGCGCTGCAATCTCAAGCTGTTCCCACATGGACACATCCTTCTTGCTCTTCTCAAAATGTGGTTCTTTCACTGGGAACTCTACAACGGTTGTGTTCGGCGAATAAGCATCGTCTTCCATCTTATATCCTGCTTTGCGCAAAGGCTTTAGCAGTTCTGATGTATTGGAAAATCGAATCCTACGAATGTAATATTCTGACTCGGGAAAATGAATCCCGGGAGTGCTGCCATTGAGCAGAGAAACTGTGCCACTTGGCTTGATGCTGGTCATGCGCACAGAGCGGGGGATACAAAGCCAGTTTGAGTATTCCTCATCCAAGTCCTGCACACGGTCATACGCCTTGTCACACCAGTCGTAGATCTCGCGGCGTCCATGCTTGGCAAATGCCTGCACCACGCCAGACTGTGATAGTCCAATTCTCCGATTTTTAAGCATGATTGCGTTTGTCTCTGGCCAATGAGTATTAACCAGTGTTACCGTTTTGCCATAAAGATATGCGATCTTTAATGACTGGAGGTAGTCTTCATAATTTTCATGCTTAGCTGGATACGTCTCGACCAAGCAGCAAAGCTCGGCGTCTTCTAACTGCTGCTCTACGCAAGGGTTAAAGCCCATAACATGGCGATCATCATCACGGGGAGCGTCCTTGAACCTACCGCGTGTGCGAGCATTGTTTAGCCAAATATAGCCCGGTTCACCGTTCTTTTGACTTTGTGCTGCATGCCATGTATAGTCCATGCCCACTTGAGCCTCAAACGAGTTATTTGATCCCCATCGGTGAGAATAAAGCTTCTCCTGATCATCCTTCATCGACAAGTATTCCCGATCATCATGAGCACCTAGAGCGAGGGCGGCAGAGCGACGGACGTTACCAGCAACAACGCATTTACCAATCAGGTTCTCTGTGTCAACAATGTCTACAGAAGTAGCTGCTTCGCCAATGCGAGTGTCGTATAGTTCTTTCAAGTTAGCATGCAGAAGCGCCAGCGGCTCATGTCCGGCAGACGTTCCACCAAAGCCCTTGATCTGGGAGCCCAAAGGGCGAATGGCGCTGTAGTCAAAGCGAGGAACATCGCTACCAAAATAATAGCCGTCCAGCAACATACGCACGGAGCGGACCCAGCCTTCGCGGCTGTCATCAATAACGTGGACATCATCAACCCAATTGGGCTCGCAAATCACTGCAGTGCCGGCGCCCTTTGTGTCGAAACCAACGCCGATGCCGACCATCAAAGCGTCCATGATCCAAGCGTACAGGTACCCGCCCTTGCTACTTAAGTCTTTGGTAGAGCGAAAGGCACAATTAAATAAGCCTGCACCGGTACGCTCTTGCACGAACTTAGTCCCCATCATCCACAGCCCTCGACCGGGTGGCGACCACTTTAACATGAAAAGGCGATCATAAGCGTCTTTTGCTGTGCGCTGTGCCTTCGCATCATTCCACTCCAGCCCTAGGCGCGCAACGTGCTGCTTTTGAATGTCGAACATTCCCTCGATGACTCGGCGGCATGTCTGGTACCACTCTTCTGTCCCTGCTGCGTTAGGATCACTCTCCTCAAGTCTTCGCGAGTACGTGCGCTTAAATGTCACGTACCCCAATGGTCCCCATGGAACCTGTCGATCACGAAAGTTGTCAATGAACGACTCTGATAGTCTAAATCGGCGGACCGAAGGGTCGCGCTCCTGTTGCTCATACATTATTTTTACTCCTATTATTTTCTTTAAAATTCTTGTATTTATCTTTTAGATTTTGTGCTTGTTGCTTGGCGGAGTTTTCGATAATCTCCGCCGGCGTTTCGCCAGTCGGCTGCAGAACCTTAATCGTCACAGACGCAGCATCCATAAATATTGGAAAGACGAGTCCGTCTGGTCCATTTCGATTTTTGGCAATGAAAATGCGACCGGTATTGTTGTTCTTGTCATCAATGGTTCGGGATACGGAGAAGATAAAGTCTGCCACAAAACACTTATTGAAAGCCTCACTGATCGACTCCATTGTAATAACTTCTGCATTCAACCCCGACCTATTAGTTTGAGAAGCGGTCCACACAGGGCACTTGTTCTCCTGCGCAAGTGCTCGCAACTCTTCGTATATAGATTCGAGTTCCATTCTCTTCTCTCGGTGGTATGTGACTGGTCGCAAAAGATCGCCGTAATCAACAATAATAATATCCGGCTTGATGTCCCGCTTGCGCAATTTCTCTAGATGAGCCGAGATTGTGCGGGTGCTGGCTGATTTCGTCGGATACTCTTTAATAATTAGTGTGCCGGTCACCTCTTGCACCGCTTCATACACCATTTCTTTCAATTGAAACAAATCATTTAGCGGAACCCCGGTTAGGCACGAATCATAGCGATTTCCAATCGCAGCGTCGGCAAGCTCAAGAGTATAATGTATGACGGTTTTGCCTAGCTTAATAGCTTGTGATCCTAAGTGTGTTAACACCATCGACTTTCCGGCACCCGTTGGGGCAATGACTACCCCCAGTTCCCCAGCGCCTAGCCCGCCTTTGCAAAGATCATCAAGTTCCTGCCAGCCCGTTGTAATCGCATTTCGAGTCTTAAGCTGAAAGCGAACTTCAAAGTCCTTTACATAGTCGTGACCGAAATCATTATCACTGCCTAATTTTAGAGCATTGTTAATGACCGAGCTGATTTCATCGAACGATGAAGTCTGGAGTAACTTAACGGACTCCATCATTGCTTCCTTAAGCTTCTGCTTGCGGCAGAAGTCCAACGCCACTTCCTTGATGTAGGCTCGACCCTCAACCTCGGAGTTACAAATACGAGCGAAATAGCTACGAACTTGCTGCTTATCAGTCTCTGTCTCTTTCCCCAATTCAGAGCGAAGGACAGTCATCATAATCTTTTGTGAAGGATGTACGCTATACTTTTCGCGATATCCAAAAACTTGCTTAACAAAAGTGCGGAGATAAGACAACTCTAGAAAGTTAATGTCTAGCACCTCGGCGATCTGATCCGCAAAGGGGCGATCTTCTAAAATAAGCTGGCACAATCCTTCTTGAAAGTTTTTTCCGAACTTGCTAAAACTTGGTTGATCCGACATTTTATTCCTTAGTGTAGATCATAACTCATTTGTCACTTATTGTCAACCACAATTCGTCGCATACACTGAAATAGTGACGACCAATCGAAGACGCCAAAACCATCCTCGATCATCATGCCTTGAACGCCGGTCTTGTTAAAAAGTTGTTCCGCTTCTTCAATAGCAAACCTAACCTTGCTCTTTCCTTGCGGAGAAAGAGAGGGGGCATACAACTGCATAAGCTTATAGTTCTGCTCAATCGTTTCTCTCTCTTCCACAATCGAGCTATAAGCCTTAAGGCTCGACTCGGCTTCTTGACAGTGTTCCATCAGCTTGTCAATCGTGCAGAACTCTTCATCTGCAAAAAACGGAAGGCGCTTCTTAATTGTGCCCAGCCCTACTCCACGTACGCCGGGAAGATTGTCAGACTTATCGCCGGCGATAGCGCGAGCTAGTGCCATATTGTTGGGGTGAATGTTATATTCCTCAACCAGCCGCTTAGTGTTCACAACCTGCTTC